GGTCCTAAATCATTGATAAAAACTCTAACCATTACGGTCATTTCGTTTTCCCACGACATATTATATCTCCAAATGAATACATTTACACCATAATCATTATTAAGTAAAGACAACTCTAATTTATGTAAGTATATGAAAAAAGGGCCGGTTGTTACCAGCCCCCTTTTCCGAATTAAATATAATTCTTAATATTATACTGAGCCAAGTAGTACTCTACGGTTATCAAGTACTGCGAAACCCTGCTCTGCCCAGCCGTAGAAACCAGCTCTCTTCTGACGATGAAGTGTGTCATCCTCAAAGATCTGAACTTCTTGGCGAACAGGCATGATAAACGCATCACTCTTTCGTAGATCTAGACCAACTACCAACTCAACGTGACCAGATGGTAGAGTGCCAGAAAGAACATCAGTGTAGAACAACTGATATTCCTGACCCTCACCAAGCTCATCGCGGTCGTGTAGATTGATACCGAACACACGATTCAACGTGCCATCAGCAGCAATATAGATTTCACGACGTGTAGTTTCGTCAATCTGATCTAGGCCCCAGCTACGAATGTCTTCCATCGCTTCTGGTGATACATAAAGGTCAGTTAGCATCCCACGATTATTTGATGCTGAATTACCGCCACCATTGCGACGCATAACTGTTTTCATCAAACTCACTAGACGCTTGGTAAATAGACCTGAATTAGCATCGCTATCGAAAACCACGATGTTACGATCAACACCAGCGGCTAGCAGCGTGTGCCAACCGTCGTCGTTCATCTTCTTAACAAACTGGCCTTCCATAACTTCCATAGCACGACCAACAACGTCCCAACGGGCATCTCTGGCGTACTTGAGAAGATAATCAATCGATGCACCAATGTCATAGGTAGGAACCATAACATAGTCACCTTCAACGTGTCGCTCTGGAATGTAACCGTGGTTTGGAATCGTATAAGCTACGAAATCCTTTTCGGTACCAGGAGCAATAAAATCTAATGGAAATTCAGGAGTAGCACTTTGAGCAAGAACGATTGGCTCAAAAATATTATCCAAAATGTTACCATTAAGAATACCCTGACGAAGAGGTAGTTCTAGAGCTTTAGCAAATTCTGCATTGGCTGCTAGGGCCTCTTCTTTGATCATCGAACCAGAGCGAACCAATAGGTTAGTTAGTTCTGGGGTGGCTTGAAAGGACTTAGTATTAGCTGACATTGTTTATTTCTCCGTTGGATTAGCGAACATTTACTGATAATTTAATATAACCGTCTGCATCTTTGCTACTTAGAAAAGAACCAATTTGCACAGCATTGGTTGATGTAACAGACAATTTGCCATCTTCACCAACATAAGCTGGTTGACCAGCAGATGGTGATCCATCTACCATATTTGTCGAAACTTGGCCAATTCTTAGTACTGTTACCTTACCACCAACTTGCATCTCGTCTTTGTGCCAATTGATATGCTGTCTTGTTAGATCAAGATCAACAACATCATTCAGTAAAATACCAACTGGCTTTGCACCAGAAACAGCTGCGGCATAAGATACGACGGCATTAGCATCATCCATGCTAGCGCCTTCACCACTAGTCACTACTGAAACAACACCGCCTCTTTCGGCAGTTGTATTCATGAAGAATGAGATATCAGTTAGGTGTTCAATACGATCTGGTTTAAGAGCCATGTTATTATTCTCCCTTATTAAGTTTTTTACCGAGTCTAGCATAAACAAAATCTACTAAAGCAGCACGGGTATTTTCAACAAGACTGTCATCTTCGCCACCAACTGTAATATCAACAGTTGCGGTTTCTTCAACATTCTCTAGAACTTCCGTAATATCGTTATTCGATTCGCCCTTGGTAGATTTATCATTTTTCTTATTTTTCTTTGATTCTTCAAGCCAAGGAGGAAGACCAGCTGATAAAAATTCAGCCATAGATGCAAAAGTTTCATCGTTAAGCGATTCAAACTTTTCAACAATCGAATCTGCCTTTTCGCTATCAAAACCACTATTCATCAAAGACGCTTTGCGAGCCATTTTCTTTTCTTTCTGCATAGCAGCCGATACTAGCTCATTAGCTATAATTAGTTGTGCTTCAAGATCAGAGATTGAAGCTTTCATCTTTTTCATTTCAGTATTTTTCTTGTCTTCTTCCATGTCTAACATTTCTTTGCTTTTCTTGGCAGCTTCTAGATGGCCATCTAGTTCAATCTGAACAGCAGCTAGTGCTACTCTAGACGACTCAAGCTCAGTAGTAAGCTCAGTAATTGTAGTTTCTGCAGCGAGCGTAGCTTCAGTACAATCAACAACGGTTGCTACTTCTATATTTTCGTTCATAATTTGATTCTCCGAATGAATGCTTGACTTAGAAATAATTACACCTGATTTTAAAATATCGTCATTTTTTGTTAATTGTGGGTTTTGCAAAAACTTAAAAGAGTCATTGCTAAATATTATACTATCTGGATTTGCGGGCTTGTCTACATAGCCTTTACCAGAAAATGTAATATTCCTTAAAACCCTACCAATTCGGTAGTCTTCATGTTCTCCAAGACCACCATAGGCCCTCAGATATTTGGTTAAATGGGCCGTAGATTCGTCCCTAGATAGTACTTTATACTCATTGGTATTTTTATTAATTAAACCATAATCAAAACCCTTAAAAAAGCATTCCATACTAACAAACTTAGTACCATTCTCAATTTCTGCTATAAGAGCTTCTGTTCGATCTCTTAGTTCAGGTTGAGTAAACGCCCTATAAATCACAGCTCCTGTTAAAATATGATATTTCTCTGGTAGATTGTCCATTGGAGTATTATTATCAATCAGGATGCCTTCTGGTGTAATTGGCCAGTTTGAAACAATATGGCCTATTATAGTGCCCTCATCATGTTCCAAATTAGTGGGCTTATCTTCTGGAGAATTTTTAGCTAACCATACCTCTGACTTATCAAAGATGTCATCGTTTTTATTCCATGAAGAACTAACTAAAATAGATTGAGTATAGTATAAGTCTGAATCTTCAAAAGATGCTAAAGACTTAAAAAACTTTTTAGTATTATATTTTGTAGAAGAACAAGGCTCAACTGCTGATGCATATGAGATGCTGGCATGAGAAGACAGAATGTCTTGTAGGCCATCTTGAATTTCAGTATTAAAAATTAACATAATTACCTCTTAGAGTTAATTATCATACACCGTAGCATAAAAAGACGCTTTAATTAGTTTATTTTCTTCTAAGGTCAATGTTCGGTTCAATTCGCTACCAATCTGTTTAATCCAATATTGATACCCCAAATATAATTCTTTGATATCGTTGTCCATTTCTATGCTGCTAAATGTTTTAGCTAAAATATCCTCGTTGATGCTACTCATTGGATTTAGGCTGAAAAGCAGTTTAGTTTTAATGATCTCAATATCTTTACCTTCTGCTGTTGATAGCTTTCTTAAATTATCTTTATTATAAAAAGCCAACAGATGTGGATTCATGATGCTACTAATAGTTTCTTGAGCCTCATTAGCCCATATAGCAATAGATGCCCCAGTTTGTGGTTTGAACTTTTTAGTTTTACGCTTTTGAGAATCTTTAACAGTTAAGGGTCTGCCCTGACCCGGCGCTCCCTTTGGGGCCGTTGTACTGGGAGTTGGTGCAAATTGTGCTTTCATTTCAACGGTGTTCATTTCGCCCCTCTTCTTAGCCAATAGCTCTAATCCAACTTGACTTGGAGTAGCTAGCCCTAATTGTAAAGCGATCTTCTTTAATCCATTTTCAAAATTACCATCATAAAAAGGACCAGCCTTTGGAGCCATTCTATCACCCTCTCTGTCTCTACCTTCTCTATTAATTCTTGACTTTTCCATAGAAGGATCAATACCAAACTTCATTTGTAATAGCTCGTCAGAAATTACATTTCTATCTGCTAGCTGAATTAATAAAGCCTTTTCAGCATCTTCATTACTAAGATCCATAGTATCAAATTCAATCTTTGCAGCAGACTTAAAGCCCATAGCCTTTTGCACAAGCTCTAGTTCTTTTTCCCAAAATGATATTAATACATCTCTACCATACTGTAGTCGTTGTGTTAATGTTTTTAATGAGATAAAATTATTTGTTGTTCCAGCAGCACCAAAGGTTCCCGTTAGAGTTGGAGGAATGCCTAAGCCAGCATAAATACTATTAAGATGTGGTATATATTTACCTTCTCCTAAAAATTGATGAACATTAGTTTTAGATTCAATGAGTTCAATATCTGGACCCCACACTAGATCCATCGTACCACCACCCACATTATTACTTAATATTGCAGATAGTTTTGAAGCTGCTGCTTTTGTTGGTGCAATCTTGTGTTCTAAGTTACCCAGCTTAAATATTCTTAAATTAGAAACTGCACCATCTAAAGCACAAATATCTGCTAGTTTTAATTTTTCTATAATAGTAACATCATCCATAATAGCATAAATCATGGGATATGCCCATACTTGCCAGTCGTCTTTTTTATAATGAAATACTACTGTTTTTTCTTGATCTAA